AAGGGTGGGACAGATAGAAAAATGCTAAAAGGAGAATGTCCTGTTTGTGGAACAACTGTTTGCAGAATGTTACCATCTAAAAAGACAACGAGTCTTAAATCTTCTCAGTCATCGAAAGTCTCTCAATCTACAGAAACAGAATCTCCTAAAAGCTTAGAACGAAAAACAAATATAGAAAAAGAAGTTAACGAATGGGATAATATAATATAGACCTTGACAAGCATCAAAAAATTTGATATGGTGATAAATGAAGGAATTCATAATCAAGAATTTGTCTATGGGGGACAAATAGACAATAGGTCAACCTAAACCAAAGGGCCGCTCCCCCATACCTCCTTCAGGTTGACCAGCGGCCTTTTGATTTAGCGTGGTGGCGTAATGGGTAAACGCAGTAGTAGAAACATTTATCACTACTTTTCTGCTTAGACGATTTCTATGCAGAGTTGCAAACAAAAATGAGTTTGCTATAAGAAACCTGTCAGGTTCGAATCCTGACCCACGCACAAAAAAATTAAATTATTTTTAGCATGACAAATAATATTGAAGAAGAAAATAACTTCGAAGTAAGAGATCTAAGAAGTAAAGAAAAATTTATTGTTGATGATAAGTTTTTAAATGGTTATGCTAGATTTCTTGGAATCTATGCTGTTGGTGTGTATACTTCTCTATGCAGACATGCCAATAAGCAGCAAAAGAGTTGGCCATCTATTAAAAAAATATCTCAAGAATTGAACATAAGCAGAAATAAGATAATCGAAAGTGTTAAATATTTAGAATTTTGGAAAATTGTTAAGAAAAAAAGAGTAGGAAAACAATTAACTAATAGATATTTTCTAATAGATAAAAAACAATGGAAGCCATTGAGTGAAACTCATGTCAGGGACTTCAGTGAAGTTCACAACATAAACTTCACGAGTTTACGTGATAAACTTCACGAGTTCACCACAAGGACTTCTAATAGAAAGGAAACACAAGAGAAAGGAAACACAATAGAAAAAGAAGAACCCTTTTCTCTTAAAGAAAAATTAAAGATAATGTTCGAAGACCCTAAGCACCATATTAGAATCGTAGCATTATATTGGGATTTTAAAAAAATTAAAATAGATAATCATGATCAATATCAAGCGTTTATTAAGAGAGATGCCACAGCAGCCAAAGAACTCGTAGGTTTTTCCAATGAACAAATTATAAAAGTAATGGAATATTTAGAGGTCAATGAAACCTTTAAATGGAATATTTTTACACTCATAAAGTATTTAGGAGAAAATCTTGATAGAATTAAACCAATAAATCAATAATAATTAATAGACCAAAAGGTCGAATGAATAATTAAACAAATAGTATTATGTTTAAAATAGGAGATGAAGTAAGAGGAATTGACGCTGACATTAGAGGATATGAAGGCATTATTGTCGGAATCGACAATTGTAAGTCCTATGTAGATGATAATGATGGTCGTGGTTATCAGATAAAGATTACCAAACAACCCAGAGGTGGTGGACATGGAACTGCAGAATGGCGTATTGGAAGTATATTGAAAAGAGCAACATATTGGGAAGATTCTATACAATTAATAGGACATAAAAATATGAACACGTTAACTTCTAAAATAAAAAGATTGTTCAATAAAAAGAAACAGCTTCAGTATAAAGCAGGTTTTATTGATGAGTGTGGGGCGAAAACAGCATTAGGTAATGAGGAATTTGAGGTTCTCGTTGATGAGTTCCATGAAGATTCTTTTACTGAACGGGCTGCAGAGAAAATCAAAGAAGACAAAGAGGCTGAAAATAAAAAGTAATCTTCGAACATACGGGGGTGCTTGAGTCTGGGCAAAATGGTTTTTCATAATTCCAATTCTTTAGGTATCTCAGGAAAAATGACCTGAACGCTCGATAGATTGGTCAGCCCCCGAATATGGCATGGTGGCGGAATAGGATACGCAAATGCTGGGTAGCACTATCGTATATTGTGTCCAGTAGGAGATTGCATTAAATTGGGAACTCCAAGTCAAGCGCAAATCTTGACCCATGCCTTAAAATAGAAATACATAAATGATAGTTCTTTTCTGGGGGGTGCGTTATAGTCGCAAAAGTCAGATTTGCTAACTGATATATGTGTAATCCATAGCTCCCCAAAAGAGAATTATTAAAACAGAAATACATCATTAAAGGGGATAGTGTATAAGTTGAGCCACAAAGCCAATAAAACAAGGGGGCATTTTCAAGAATAGTGTATAAGTTAACTATTAATATAAATAAAATGGAAAAAAAGATAAAGAAAAAAGATATAGAAAGTGGTTGCCTTTTAATGAAAGATGGCACAAGAGAATGCTTTGGAGCAGTAATTACTGGTGTCTATAATGATAAAGATATGACTGAAAAAGAAATAGAGAAAGAGATATTTGAAATAGTATATACTTGGGGTAGGATTGGAGTCAAAACAGATGAAAAATGTAATACTTTTCAAAGGCTTATTAAGCAACTTTGCCATCAATCCAAGAAAGAACTATTAGAGAAAAAAGATAAAGAAATAAGACAATATGCTTACGATTGGGCTGATGAGATGTGGGAAATAAATGCTTTTAATCCTGATAAATGGGAAGGAGAAGAAGAAGAAGTCTATGCCTCTATTGTTTCTTATTTGGAAGGGCATCACTTACCATTAAAATAAACTTATGAATGAAGCAAAAATAATAAAAGAATTTGATAAAAAGTTTCCGAGTTGGAAAAATACAAAGTTTGATTGGAAAACTGGTGATATAGAATATAAACAAGATACCAAAGGAACAGAGGTAATGATTGTGGCAAAAAGGAAAGAGATAAAAGATTTCTGGCTCTCAAAATTATCTATCCAGAAGAAAGAATTACTAGAGAAGATAATGGAAACTGCCGAAATAGACATAAGCTTATTCCCTGCTTTTCCTAAAAAGAAAATGACAATAGAAAATATGATAATTCTGGCTGTAAAATTAGGGATAGCAAAAGCCGTTAATGAAAAAAACGAGAAATGTATAGATTAACAAGATTTTTGTATAGATTTAGAAATCAATATCATATTCATGGTTGGTATATGTCATTATCATTAATTATAAAAATAGCGTGGATACAATCAAAATAAATATATGAAAAAATATGAAACAATGAATTGCCCAAATTGTAAGCGATTAATGACTCGAGAAATAAAAGAATCGTATTTTGAACCATGTTTTCATTGTCGTTATTGTGATAAATATTTTGATTTGAATGGTAAAGAAAAAATGCTACATGAAATAAAAAAATTAGAAGATATTAATAATTAACATAAAAAAATATGGAAGAAATAATAAAAATAGTAGTTTTTGTGGAAGAAATTCTTAGTTATTTTACGAACATAAAGAAAGGTCTTTATAGCGATATTGTGTGGTATGAACTTTTAAGAGATACTGGTGGATACCTGAAAGATAAGAATAACAAAAATTTTATTGAATATCTTGATTTCACTCTCAATATACAGAAAAAAGACATTGTTAAAATTGAGAAGAATTATCTTAAAAGAATTAAAGAAGTTAAAAAGAATTTTTAAAAAATATGAAAATAATAATAAAAGCAGAAGGAGATAAAGATAAAATAGATATGGTACTCTCTAATGAAGAAATAGATACTCCTAGTTTTATTGATATGATTATTGAAGGAGAAGAATATCAAGTGCCAATAGATGATTTATATGATGCGATTTGGGCATTAAAAAGTAATAGCGGAAAATGAAAAAAAATATAATGAATAAGTATTCATATTGGTTCACGGCCGATGAGCACTTTTCACATAATAATATTTTAAAGTACTGCAACCGCCCATTTAAGAGTATAGAAAGTATGAATAATGCGATTATTAATCGTCACAATGCAGTGGTGAATGATAATGATATTGTTATCCATGCAGGAGATTTTACATTCAAAGAACCAGAAAAATATATTGAAAGATTAAAAGGTAAACATATTTTTATTAAAGGTTCGCACGATAAATGGATTCCAGAAGAAGGTGCTTTAAAAATATGGGAAAAAGAAATTGAGGGGATTTATATAGTTGTGTGCCATTACGCTATGAGGACTTGGGCGAGGTCTCATTATAATTCTTGGCAGTTATTCGGGCATAGCCACGGACAATTAGAAGGAATGGGAAAGCAAATGGACATAGGCGTTGATACTCATAACTTTTACCCATATTCATTTGACCAAATTAAAAAAGTAATGGATAAAAAAGAAGATAATTTTAATCTTGTAGAAAAACATGAAAAATAAAACATGGAAATCTACACAAAAAGATATAGATAAAATGATAGAACTTTATAAATCAGGTATTTCTATGAGTGAAATTGGTAGAATGTTAGAATTAGACCATACTTCTGTTATGTATTGGGTAAAAAAATATATTAAGGAAGGGAAGGCAATAACGATGCCATTTAAGGTAGGAAGACCACGTAAAAAAATTCTATCAAGATCAAAAACAAAGAAGAAAAGAGGTGGCGATAGATATGGTAAAATACGTCTTGCAAAAGATGTATGTCAATCTTGTGGTAAAAAGAAAGAAGAGTTTGACCCAAAAATGCGCTTAACAAATTTTTGTTCTATTAAATGTTGGGATGATAAAACAATGGGAAAGAATTATTATAATTAACTTAAAACCATGGACATATTTAAAGCTTGGGACAAAAATAAAAAAGAATGGGTTAAACATTTTTCTATAAATCCAGAAGGCTCAGTTTTTACAGATGAATTGTCTGACGAGAGAAATCCAGATATAATTCTTTCTAGATATGCTGGTTCAAATGACAAGAATGGCAATCGAGTATTCGGAAAAGATATAATAAAAGTGGAAATATGTGGGGTTCCTAGTGGGAAAGACCCTGAAGAAAAGTTTTTAAGAGAAATAATTGGAGAAGTAGGAATTAAAAATATTGCCGAGAGAGAAGAATTCTATAATGGGCTTTGGAAAGTGGAAGATTATGGTTTTGCTTTTGTTCTTAAAAGCTTAGAAGATAAAAAAATAGGAAAGAATATCTTTGACGCGCAGACTGTTCTCGGATATTTAGGGAAATTGTCAGAAATAGAAATAGAAATAATTGGCAATGAATTTGAAAACCCCAAATTATTAAATAAAAAAATATGAGTATAAAAATTATTTATTGTATTAGTACTATTGACAATTGAATATATAGGTTTATACTAAAAGAGTAGCTGTGGGTTCTAATTTATGCCCTCGCATAGCCCACAGCTTAGCGGGGGCTTTATGTATAAAATTATGATTAATAGAAACGCGAAAGGACAATTTATTAAAGGACATAAAACAAATGTTGGTAAAATATGTTTAAAAGAAACTAAAAATAAAATTGGTAGCGCCAACAAAATATCAGTTAAGAATTATTATAAAAGTACTGAAGATATTCGTAAAAAAAATCATATGAAATATATGGTTCTTCAGAAATGCCTAATTTGTGGCAAGAATTTTTGGGCATATAAAAGAGATGTTAAGAATGGTATGAGTAAATATTGTTGTAGAAAATGTTTTGGAGAACGAGAAATAAAAGAAGATGTTAGAATAAGAATTGGGAATACTTTGAGAAAAGAAAGATATAATATTAAATGTAAAATTTGTGGTAAGCAATTTTTGGTTCCTCTATCTGGGATTAATAGAAAATATTGTTCATCAGTGTGTCAATATAGCGATAAAGAGCTTTTAAGAATGAATGGAATAAAATCAATAATTAAACAATTAAATAAAAAAGGATTAAATAAGTTAGAATTAGCTGGTAGGAGAATTTTACAAGATATAGGTGTTGAATTTCAAGAACAAGTTCCTATGTTTAACAAATTTTTAGTAGATATTCTTATATTGAATAAAAAATTGATTATTCAATGGGATGGCGAGTATTGGCATAGTAAAAAGAAAAATAAAGTACGAGATAAAAGCAGTGATGCTTATTTCAAAAAATGTGGGTATGATGTCTTGAGAATAACTGACAAAGAAATTAAAAATGATATTCATGATGTATATAACATAATAATTAAATTTGTAAAATAAAATTTATGTTTAAATTAATAAAACATTATTATATGAGGTGTAAATATGGCTATTCATACAGAGACTTATGGGATTTTGACGATTATTTATGCGACATTATTCCGCCAGCCATAAGGCAATTAGCAAAAAAGCACACTGGTTGCCCAAGTGATTTATATGATAAAAAGGCAACAAATAATGAATGCCATAAATGGGAAGAAATCTTAGAAGAAATTGCTCAAGGGTTCGAGGCCGCTAAAGAAATTACCCATATACGATATTTCAAAAATGTTAAACAAAAAGATGGTTATTATTCACATGAAATTGATAAAAAAAAGGCAAAACTTTTAGCCAAGAAATATGATAGAGGTACAAAGTTATTCAAAGATTATTTCTTAAGCTTATGGGATTAATGATTGAATCAAATAAAATTATATGTGGTGATTGTTTGGAAGCGATGAAAGATATTCCTGATAAAAGTATTGATTTAGTTTTGACTGACCCACCCTATGGCAAACAATGGGCAAGAGGCAAACACGGGATAGGGAAACTAAAAAATAAAAATGAAAAGTTTGAAAATCTTAATTGGGACAAAAAAATACCGACCAAAAAAATGTTTGATGAGATGTTTAGGGTTAGTAAAAATCAGATTATATTTGGTGGAAACTATTTTACGGAGTTTTTGCCACCAAGTAATTGTTGGATAGTATGGGATAAATTAGGAGACTTAAGGCTTGGGAAACAGATACCATTTGCTCATTGCGAATTAGCTTGGACTTCATTTAATAAAACAGTTAAAAAATATACATTACGAAGTCAGGGATTTATTAATGACACGCAAGATATTAGGGTTCATCCAACCCAAAAACCAAGTGAATTATTTATGAGTATTATAGAGGATTTTTCCGAAGAAAATGACCTTATCCTTGATCCATTCCTCGGTTCTGGCACAACCGCAGTCGCTTGCAAACAACTTAAAAGAAATTATATAGGAATAGAAATATCTCCAGAATATTGTAAAATAGCAGAAGAAAGATTAAGGCAGGAAATATTACTATAATATTATGAACTACTCAACTGATTTTATAAACAAAATAATACGAGGTGATTGTCTAAGGGTTATGAAAGATATGCCAGACAACTCAATAGATATGGTTTTAACAAGCCCACCCTATTGGGCTTTAAGAGATTATGGTGTTGATGGGCAGCTAGGATTAGAGAAAACATTTCAAGAGTATGTAAATAAGTTATGCGATATATTTGATGAAATTAAAAGAGTTCTTAAAAAAGAAGGAACTTGTTGGGTGAATATGGGTGATACTTATGGAAATTCAAATCAAGCTGGCACAAAGAAGTTTGGCAACCCCGAGTTTAACAAGAATCGCCCAAGTAGAGAATCAACAAAAACACCAGAGAAAAAATTAAAAGGTTATGAAAAATGCTTACTTCAAATTCCCTCTCGTTTTGCAATAGAAATGACTAATCGTGGTTGGATATTAAGGAATGAACTAATCTGGCACAAACCGAATTGTATGCCATCGTCAGCCAAAGACAGATTTACGGTAGATTTTGAAAAGATATTTTTCTTTAGTAAGAATAAGAAATATTATTTTGAGCAGCAATTAGAACCACATAAAGAAGTTTCAATTAAAGCAAGAAATTCAAAACTTAATCAGACAACGAATATAGGCGCCAATAAAAGCGCAGTTAATGTTCAAATGGGAGATAAAAAAAGAGGAGATAGATTTATACCAGAAGGTGGTCGCAACAAACGCTGTGTTTGGAAGATAACAACTAAACCATATAAGGAAGCTCATTTTGCTACCTATCCGCCAGAGTTATGTGAGACACCTATTAAGGCAGGTTGTCCTAAGAAAGGGATTGTATTAGACCCATTTTTTGGAGCAGGGACAACGGGACTAATGGCTAAAGGATTAGGAAGAAATTATATAGGCATAGAAATCAGCCCCGAATATTGTAAAATAGCAGAAGATAGATTAAGACAGGAAATTTTACTATAATATTATGAAATATCCTGACGACTTTATAAACAAGGTTATATGTGGCGATTGCTTAGATGTTATGAAAGATATACCTGATAATAGTGTTGATTTAATTTTGACTGACCCACCCTATGGTATGAATTTCCAAAGTAATTATAGAAAAATAAAATATGATAAAATTAAAAATGATAATAATTTTCCTTTGTGGATTTTCGAAGAATTTAATCGTATTGCGAGAAAAGCCGTATATGTTTTTTGCAGGTGGGATAATTTGGGAGAATTGCCGAAACCAAAAAGTGTATTGGCTTGGGTAAAAAATAATTGGTCAATGGGTGACTTAAAACACGAACATGGAAGGCAGTGGGAAGCAATATGTTTTTATCCGCAAAAAGAACATGAATTTATCAAAAGAATACCAGATGTTATAAGGGCGAATAGGACAGGGAATAATTTACATCCGACAGAAAAGCCAGTTGATTTAATGATGCAGATTATTCAAGCTAATAAAGGAGACTTAATCCTTGACCCATTCCTTGGTTCGGGCACGACGGCGGTCGCCTGTAAACAACTTAAAAGAAATTATATCGGCATAGAAATATCAGAAAAGTATTGTAAAATAGCCGAAGAAAGGTTGAGACAAGAAATATTATTATAGCCATATAACAAACTTTATAAAGTTTTAAAAAAAACGGAGCAATATAAACTTTTATTCTTAAATTATTAATTAATAAAATGAATACTCTGCCAACAATTAAAACACTCCGAGAGGTTGCTAAACAATATACTCCTTCTAAAGATGTCTACCCAATGCTTTATAAATCATTTGATAAAGCGATGGATGGTGGCTTGAGGGAGGGCGATTTGGTAACTGTCTCAGGAGTTTCAGGCGAAGGGAAAACCAGTTGGACAAGAAACATAACAATTAATTTTAGCAAACAGAGTGTCCCAGTTTTATGGTTTTCTTATGAGGAAGACCCCTATTATTTATATGAAAACTTTAAGAAAATAGAAAAAAATCCTGAAAAACTTTTAGCCTATTCTCCCGTAGAATTAGTGTCTGGAGAACTAAAGTTCATAGAACAAGAGATAAAAGAAGCCGTAGAGGAAAAAGCTGTAAAAATTGTAATCATAGACCACTTACATTTTCTTATAAATCTTAGAAGCTCTTTGAACTCTTCATTGCTTATAGGTGGTATTGTCAGAGAGTTAAAGAAAATGGCAATAAAAAATAAAATAGTTATTTTTTTAATAGCCCATACGCGAAAAGTAAACCTTGGAGACGAATTGAGTTTAGCTTCTATTAGAGATTCTGCTCTTGTCGTATGTGAAAGCGATTATGTGTTTTTAATAGAGAGAAGACGTAAGAAGAAAACTGCAAGAGAAAAATTAGAATCTGATTATATTTCAAGTGGAGATAGACTTCTAAATGAAAGTCGAGTTACATTGGCTAAAAATAGGAGAACAGGCAGAATTCTTTATACAGATTTTGGCGTACATGATGGAAAGTTTTTACCGATAGCAAAGGAATACGATGAAGATACATTCAATTAATATTTAATATGGATATAACATTATTTTCTAATTTACTTAAAGAATCTAGGGATTCTGAAGTTCCAGGAGAACGATTGTCTTTCAAAAAAGCAATTAATTGTCTTATTGGTGATGGTAATAAACTTATCACATTAGTCGATGATAAAGAAATAAAAAAAGAGTTAGAATATAATGTTAAAAGATTACAACACTTTATAGATAATTATACATTGTATCCAAAACTCAAACTCAATGGGCTTAATGGGGATAACGATATATATGGCAAGACAATTCCCTTAATCCCTGTGTAATTATAGGTCATCCATAGCAAACACCTTGACAAGGTTTCAAAAATGGTGTATGTTGGAGATATTACACAATTATTAAAAAAACTAAAAAATATGAATTACATTTGGCTTATATTCACAATCGCTTGGTTCTTAATAAGTATTGTAACTTTCTGCATGGGAAATATTGGAATTGGTTTTATGTGGCTTTTTCTCGCTACGGGAAGTTTGTATGGATATCTCGTGAGAACTTGGGAAAAATAATTAAATGTGGGCATAAGTGGTTCCTAATTATTACTTGAAAATTTACCACTCGCCCCTAATAAGCAAAAAATGAGAGGCATAAGTAGTTCCTAATAACAATAATGGCGGACAGTTCGCTGTCTGCCATACTTAAAAAATTACTACTCGCCTCTAAAATAGATAATTAATAGTTGGCATAGGCAGTTCCTATAAAACAAATTCTAAACATTTTATTTACTGCCCGCCACTAGGGGGAAGTAGCTCAATTGGCAGAGCACCAGATTTTATACTTTTCGCCTTTAGCAAAAAAAGTTCCTAAAATATATCAGTTCTGGTGGTTGCAGGTTCGAATCCTGCCTTCCCCACAAATAATTAAATTAAAAAATGGAAATAGAAATAGGAACAGAATTAAGTTTTACGATAGTGATTTCAGTAATAGCTATCTGTATTGCTTTTACTAGATGGTCAAGGCATAAATGGAATAAAACACCTCTTGAATAATTAAATAAAAAATAGAAAAATGATATATCAAATTAAAGAGGAAACGATAAATGCTTTAATCTATCTTAAAAGGTGTCCTTTTTGTGGAGAATTACCGAATATTTCTTACGTAAATTATGATAGTAAGAAAGAAAGATATTTTATGAATAAGAAAGGATATTGGTCTAATGGGTGGATAATAGAATGTAAAAGTATGGGTTGTATCTTTAGCAGAACTACTCCTTTCGCCACCATTGACGATGCAGTCAAAAAATGGAATGCGAGAGAGAGCGTTTAACTCATTAACCCATCAATAATTAAATGAGGCACAATAAAAGATGGAAAAATGGGTTAAATAGTTTGTTAGTAAAGTATTAAAAAAATGGCAAATTACGGATATTTATATAAAACTATAAATAAATATAATGGAAAATTTTATGTTGGAAAACGAAAAGGAAAATTTGACACAGATTATTATGGAAGTGGAATTGCCATAAAAAATGCTATTAAAAAATATGGAAAGGATAGTTTTTGTATGCGACTAATTGATTGTGCTGAAACAAGTGGAAGATTGAACCAAATGGAAAAAGAATATATTGCTTATTGTCGGAAGAAATATGGTAAAGAAAGATTATATAATATATCTGATGGTGGTGATGGTGGGGCAACGATGACAGGTCGTAAACATTCTCGCGAATCAAAAGAAAAAATACGTTTAAGTCATTTAGGTCAGCCTTCTGGGATGAAAGGTAAACATTTTTCTAAAGAAGCAAAAGAAAAAAGTAGGAAAAGTCATTTAGGAAAAACTACATTTAATGGCAGGCACCACACGAAAGAAACAAAACAAAAAATGAGAAAGGCTAAATTGGGCATTAAAAGAAAATCATTTACCAAAGAACATAGAAAAAATATATCTAAAAATCATGTAGGCATGAAAGGTAAAAAACATACTCCAGAAACATTAAAAAAATTGAAGAGAATAGCAATAGAAAGATATAAGAACAACCCAAATTGTGGATTTAGAAAAGGTCATATCCCATGGAATAAAAAAATTAACAAAATAAATATATGAATAAAGCAACAATCCGATTATTCAAAGCATTACCAATAACAACGAAAAAGAAAAAGACTAATAAAGATTTATTGGTAAAAACTATCAAGAAAGGTTTTATATTTTCTCCAGAAGTTATTCATAATTACTCAAATTATGACGAACTGATTAAGATGGTAGAGGAAGTAATTGGAATAACGGGCGAAAAATTAAATAGCTCTTTCCACAAATCTTGGACCAAGGTAAAAGATGCTAGCATGGAACAATTAGTGGTTGAGCAATTGGCGCACTATCTTACTACTTATGGCAAAGAGCAACCCGCAGAGTATGTAGAAGAAAAGGAAAAACAATGGGAAGTAGATAATTTGGGTGGAAAAATAATTGGGTTAGGAGATTTCGAGTCGGATAAGGTTGGTGGTAATTATGTTTATATTCCCAAAGAGAAACTAGAAATTCCAGAGCTCGATATAGATGGAATAAGATTAGTGGTCATAAAAGGATATACCAAAAAAGAATTAAAAGAAAAATTATTAAACTTGCTTGGCATGGGAATCGCTTTGGGCGAGGATACAATTCAGGATGTATTAGATGTAGCTACTTTTGTTGAGCTAGATGAAAAAGATATTGAGGGAGTTAAGAACAAAGAAGTCAAGGCAGCCCTCTATGATTATTTGAATTTATTGCCAGAAAATCCAATTGAATTTTTAAGATTTCTTGTTTATAAGACAACAGACAAAACTCTTTTAATTAAAAGTCGTAGCTTAATAGAAGAAATTAAAGAAGGCAAGAATGGCATTGTCAAATTACTTAACGAATATGAGAAAAAATATGGCTTGAATAGATTGGCTGAGATATTTTACAGATTTAAGCCACTATTCTTAGCCATGAGAACTACCAAGGGGTCAAAGAAGATAATAAATAGGATAAGAAGATTGGCAGTAGCAAACCACAAACCATTACCAGAAGACTATCTGAATAGTATTACTGCTAAATTGAAAAAAGGAAAAAAGATAAATAAAGTTGAGTTGGAAAAAGAGCTGGATAAAGTTAATACTTTCAGAAAGATTAGGTTGGCTTATGCTCTAAAATTCAGAACTAAAGACGCTGAGTCAATCTTATATCGCATACGGAATGGACGAGGATATGCTACTAGCTTTAGTTTTAACGAACAAAATGCGGCCAAGAGAACATTAGACATTGTGATTGGTTCAATTGTTAAAGATGTTAGTGGGAATGTAAAGGGTAAGAAAATTTATATCCCCGAACATATAACATATAGTTTACCAGCTACTGAAAAACAATTCACAGGGCAATTTCCATCAGGAACCTATGTGTCAATTCCTAAAGATATGCTTGTAGGTATTAATTGGGGAAATGTGAAAAATTATAGCATTGATTTAGATTTATCCTTAATCTCGCCTGAAACAGGAAAGATTGGTTGGGATTCTGCTTATAGAACAGAGGATAGAAGTATATTATTTTCTGGCGACATAACAGATGCTACGGGAAGAAATGGTGCGACAGAATTGTTCTATATAAAAAAGCAAATTAAAAAAGCTTTTATACTTCTTGTCAATTACTATAACTTTGATAGCGAAATAGAAGTGCCATTCAAAATAATTGTAGCACAAGAAAAAGCAGATGACTTTAGGGAGAACTATATGGTAAATCCTAATAACGTTGTGTCTATCGCTAACTCAAAAATAAATCAAAAGGAAACCATATTGGGCTTATTGATTACAACCTCTGATGGTTGTAGATTCTATTTTGCTGAAACGAATATTGGAAAGTCAATAACTTCTAGTGATGCGGACTTTGTTGAACATAGCAGGAAGTATCTCTTTGACTTTTATGAAGGTGCTATTGGTTTAAAAGATATTTTAGTAAAAGCTGGCGCTAAAATTGTTGACGATAAAGAAAAGGCTGATATAGATCTTTCGCCAGAAGATTTAGAGAAAGATAGTATTTTGAATTTACTTAAAGGTCATGAATAAAAATTAACAAGTTAAAATCATGAAAAAAGAAATAATAGACAAACAGGCTAGATATCTAATTAGATTATTGGCCGCAAGTATTGGTGGTAGTGCATATTTTTATGGACCAGGCACGAGTCCATCTCTTTTCGAGAGTTCAGGCAAGCGCGAAAATCGAGTAGCGCGGCAAATTGGAATGGACACATTATGGGAGCGACTTAATTCGATAGAGCAACACCTAAAGATACATTTTGAAGAAGGTGGCGTATACGTTAAGGATGATCAGAAAAAGAATAATTAACTTAAAATAAAATGGAAAAATTATCAAAAAAAGAAGAAGGAAGAATTAAGGGCATATTGACATATAGGGTTCGTGGACTTTCTTATGGATCAATCGCTAAAATATATAAAGTTTCAAGCGAGAGAATCAGGCAGATTATAGTTAAAAGCGAAAAATATCTACAATTTAATATTCTTAATGTGGAAATTAAGAAGACACACAAGTTCCTTAGTAGAAAATTAAAATAAAAAATCATGGCAATATTCAATTATATGAAGGGTACAAGCCCAGACAACATGGAACAACCAAAAGTTAATGTAGGAAAAATAATCTTTCACTTCGTCCTGCTAATAATAATTCTGTTAATGATCTCGGGAGGATTTAGGACAGTAGGCGCTGGAGAAAGAGGAATACGATTAACCTTTGGAGCAGTAGACGAGAATGTATTAGTTGAGGGATTACATATTAAAGTTCCTTTAGCTCAAAAAATAGTAAAGATGGATGTTAAAATTCAGAAGAACGAAGTTAGCGTTGCAGCTGCTTCTAAAGATTTACAGGTAGTTAATTCAACGATAGCTCTTAACTATCACGTAGACCCAGTGTCAGCCCCACGACTTTATCAAGAGGTAGGAGTAGAATATGATGCTAGAATAATCGCTCCAGCTATTCAAGAATCTGTTAAGGCAATTGAATCTCAATTTACTGCTGAAGAGCTTATCACTAGGAGAGAAGAAGTTAAGATAGCAATTAAAGCGAATATAGCAGCAAGATTGTTAGTAAGGGGAATCATAGTAGATGAATTTAATATAATCAACTTTCAATTCTCAAATGCGTTTGATGAAGCCATTGAAGCAAAAGTAACTGCTGAACAACTTAAGCTCAAAGCAGATAGAGATTTGGAAAGGATCAAGATTGAGAAAGAACAAATGATAGCCGCAGCTCAAGGTAAGGCAGAAGCTATTAGAATCGAAGCAGCAGCATTGAGCGCTAATGCAAAAGTTATAGAACTTCGCTATATTGAAAAATGGGATGGAAAAATGCCTCAATTTTGGGGTGGTGCTACGCCATTTGTCGGAATAAACAAGTAAAAGTATTATGAAAATACCAAATAATCAAAATATAATTCAGTTTTTCCTAAAGTATGGATTGTTAGTTATAATTGGGCTTATTGTATTATTTTTTGTGGTAAATGCTATCTCAGATGCTATTTATTTAGCATCTGGGAAATGTGTTATTACAGAAAATGGGCAAGAAGTAATGGTTAATGGAAAGGTGTATGAAATTAAAGAAATTCAAAAATGGTTTAGTGGAGATTTAAAAATTGAACTAAAAAAGAAATAATATGAAAAAAGGATTTACTCTAATTGAACTATTGATTGTAATCGCTATTATTTGTATTCTAGTTGCTATTATTGTAACGGCTATATTGGGCAAAGGAGAAAGAACTATAATAGAAGAGCGGTGTAACCCAAGGTGGGCGCAATGTACGCTTAATTGCTCTAACCTTGGTGGATTAGCAACATTAGAGGAGTTGGATATCTGTGTGAAAAAATGTGATATCCAAAAAGAATCGTGCTTATTACTTGAAAAGTAAAAACTTTATAATTAATTGTAAAGAGAATACTATGAATAACAAAACATGTTCTGCTATGTGGTCTACAATATGTATCGTATTCGTCGCGATAGTTCTGTTCTGGGGGATAGCGATGATTGTTGATACTTATTGCTCAGCTCCTAGAATTATTTCTGTAGAAGATCCATCTAATCTTGCTACATTTTATGAGAATTGCAAGAAAGAACAAACAGATAGAATAAGAGAGTCTATTAAAGAATTAGAGAGCAATGGGCCAGAGGGAATTGTTCAAGTTATGGTTTGGACAGACCTTAGAGAATGTGGTAATTCAAATGATATCTTCGTAATTGAATTCGAGTTCAATAAATAAATTAAATAAAAACATGAGAAATAAAAAGAGAATTCCTAAAATTACAAAGCTATTAGAGGAAGCGTGGGAATTAGTTCCAGATTGGAGACTTGGGCAGTTAGTGTCAAACTTATTGGGAACTGGCCCACGAGACGTTTTTCATCCAGAAGACGAAGAATGGGAGAAATTGTTAAAAGATTTTATAAAGTCGTATAAAAAATAATTAATCATAAAAACATGAGAAAAAAAGAGTTAAAGAAAGAAGTAGAGCGATTGACTACGAAACTTTATTTAGCAAATATAGATGAAAAATTTAAAGATATTCCTGAAATGGATGTAACTCATTGTGAGCTTTGTGGAACAATGAAATTAAATAAAGATATGGTTAAATATAAAAGGAAATGGGGTGATAATTGGAATATATTTTATGTTTGTAAAGAATGTTCTAAAAAAAATAATTAATTTGAAAAAATATGAATGGTAAACAAAGAACATTAATTGTCTTAAAGGCATTGTTCGCTGGGTCGCGCAACAATGGCGATAGCGATAGTTCTACAGACCCACTGGGTAGAGATTATATTCAAGAGAAACTAAACGCATGTCTTACATTAGAAAGACCCGATGTCTTGTTAGACGAAGATGGTAAAAAGAGATTTGAGGAAATCGCAGAGAAATTAGCTAGACAAGGAAAAATTATTTATGGGAAGAACTAAATGTATGGTATACAAATTAGCAAAGGAATTAAAAGACGCAGGGTTTCCGCAAGGAGAAGTCAATAGTGGTGTAATGGAGAAACTCAAGAATAGAGACGATTTAGAACATTATATAGAGTTTTATGCCCCCACCCTTTCTGAACTTATAGAAGAAATTTATAAATCAATGAAACCAGGAATGGTGGCAGGATTTAAATTAGAAGAAAATATGGGATTTTGGTGGACAGAAGTATTTTGTGGTGGAAAAGAATATAGGGCAGGAGGAATGTTTGATGGATATACGGAATTTTTAAAAACACCATTGATAGCAGTAGCTAAATTATGGCTAAAAATAAATACAAAAAATATGGCTAAGTAACTAAAGGTCGGTAAGACCCTAATTTAGTCATATATCATGAAAACAAAACCAATTAAGAAATCGGCAATTGTTTTAGAAACGCTACCGAATATTCAATTCAAAGTAAAACTAGATACTGGTCAAGAGATAAGAGCTTATCTTTGTGGCAAGATGAATAAGAATAGAATAAAAGTCCTTAGTGGCGATGAGGTAATAGTAGAGATTCCTTCTAATATTTGGATAAAGAATTGTATAGGAAGAATAGTTTTTAGAAAATAGAAAATTAAGGAGATTCTCATTGAATAATAATAATTAAACATATATAAAATTAAATAAATAATATGAACGAAGAAATAAAAAAAGAAAAAACAGAATGGAGCGTTCAAGCATTTTGGAACGACTTACTTGAGCTAACCAAAAGATATCCACCAAAAGAGAGGGATTATATTAGTGCTAGCGATATTGGAAAAGGACACTGGGACAGATATCAGAAAATGACTGGAGTAGAATCGACTAATCCTTTTCCTGATAGAGTATTAAGAATATTTGCTGCTGGAGATGAATTCCATAATTTAATAAAAAATGTCTTTAAGGCATTAGGTATTTTTATTAATTCTCAAGATGACCCAGACGAAGATGGGAAAAATCAATGGTCTATTATTCCAGCGACACTAAAGACACTTAAAGTGCTTGGTAAATATGATGCACTTGTTGGCGGAAAAGTTAATGTAGAACAAACAAGAGAAACGTGCGATAGAATGCAATTATCAGACTTTGTAAAACAAAGGACAATCAAAATGGCAGAATTCTTAGTAAAGAAATATCCCAACGGACTTCCAGAACTTCTATATGAAATCAAAAGTATAAATTCTATGGCATTTTGGAATAAAAAAGATTATTTATCTGGTGCTTATCCACATCATGTTATGCAATGTTATGCTTACCTAAAAGCTAATAATAAACCAGAGGGAAGATTGTTATATGTTAGTAAGGATGATTTAATGATGGCAGAAATTCCAGTTTATCTTAATAATCCAAAACTAGAAAAAATATTTAATGATGACGTAAAGAAAATGACATATTATTTGCTTAATAAGAAAGAACCACCTAAGCCTGATAATATCATTTATAACGAAAAGAAAAAACTGAGATTTCAGCACAATAAAGTAAAACAAATAATAACTGGATGTTATGATTTCAATTGGGAAGTTTCAAGAAGTCAATACTTTAAGAAACTAACTGGATTTGAAGTAGTTAAAGAATGGGAAAATTCGCATAAAGTTGAGCTTAGTGAAAAAAACAAAGGACTCAAAGATAAATTCAAGGCAAAACTTGAACTAAAGGATAAGAAAAAATAACAAAAACTTTTTATAATTAACATAAAAACTATGGCTAAAGCAACAAGAGGAAATACTGGTCGCGGTAGAAGAGGGGCAGGTGGTGGCACAAGAAGAAGAGATGGGAGTGGTCGTGGAAGTGGTAATTTCGGAACTTCTAGACAACCAAAACGAAAGAAATAAATTACAGAGAAATAAATTTATGAACTACGAATTAGCAAAACAACTTAAAGACGCGGGGTTTCCGCAGAAAGGAATGTTTTATTGGGTAAAAACTTACGATGGGGATATAGTGTTAAATCATTCATTCATACGAGAAAGAGATATAGTGGGGACACTAAGACAAACATCACCACAAGGTGGAAATATTTGCTATGCTCCCACCCTTGATGAACTTATAGAAGCGTGTGGAGATGAGTTCTTTAGGTTGACGAATCTTAATGGGGACAGCGATGCTACTTGGCACGCAGAAGCTCATAGCCACGAGGGAGGAACAATGGGCAAAACTCGTTGGATAGCAGTAGCTAAATTATATCTAAAATTAAATAAAAAATCATGAATGAAGAAATAAAAGATAAGATAAGAGAAATTTGTATTCATCATGGAGATGATGGCACTAGCGGATGGTTATTAGACGAAGATCGCTTTGCTAAAATATTCGCTTTAGTAGATAAACAAAGCGAAGGATTCAAAAAAATTATCGAAGATATTCTAGAAAAAAATAGATTTGAGCAAAGTGGAATTACCTTAGAAGAAAGGTTAGAATCCATAAAAGAATCATTAAAATAAAAAGGTCGCAATAATAAGTAATAATTATGTCAGATTATTCTTCAGTAAAATACAAAGATATTCCAGTAATAGAAGAAAAAGAAAATGGGTATTGGGAGTGTTATGCTGACGAAAGGATTTGGCATCCTAATAAAATGAAATTTAACGAATATAAACAATCAGAGGAAAAATATGGAATTTCTGGCAGTGATGATTGGATGGCATTAGAAGAAGGAGATAATAAAATAAGAATAGTTAGTGAATTCATTGACTATGGAGAGCATTTTGATAATATAAAGAAGAGGTCTTTTGTCTGTCTTGGTAAAGATGAATGCGAATATTGTAAAGCGGGCGAGAAACCAAGAGTTAGATATCTGGGATGGGTTATCGATAGAAAAGATGAAAAAATAAAGCTTTTAAGGTTTGGTCATAGTATATTTAAGCAAATTGGCGCATTAGCTGTTAATGACGAATATAAGTTTGACGATTTACCAGAATATGATATGACTATTAAGAGAGAAGGGAAGGGATTAGATACAGAATATACTGTTACTGCGGCCAGAAAAGATAGTGAATTGACTGAAAAAGAGGGAGAAGACGTTATAGAAAAGGTTAGTGATCCAGCAGAAATAATTGAGAATATGAAAACTAAATTAGAAAAGCAAATGGCTGGACTTGGTGGAGAGGAAGAAAAAGAAGAAACCATAAGTTCTGAAGAATGATAACATGATAAAATTTAAAGATTTCGAAAAAGAAAAGCTTCCTATTCGTGCTTTTGAAGTTAAATCTAGAACTGACCCTGGCGCATTTTATGAATTATATGTTTTTGATGATGATAACATGAAATGTATGTGTTCAGCAGGATCTCACTATAAGGATTGTTGGCACAAAGAACTAATAAGAAGATTTCTTAATAGAGAAGTACTTACTGAAAAAGAACTTAATATGTTTAGAGAAATACAAATTAATCCTTAACGTAAAAGAGATTCTGATAAAAAGTAATAGATAAATAGAATCATGAGAATTTTTACCAGAAACAAACAAGAGATGGGGTTGATAGCTCCTGATTATACCGATCCAAGAGATTATCAATTAGCAGAAATTCAAGGCGAGACTGTGGAATTACCAAAAAAGTTTCTTCTAAGAGATAAGATGACTTCAATTCAACACCAAAATTGGGGTACGTGTGTTAGCCATGCCACAGATGCTATTAAGGAATTTTTAGATACTGATGAGTATGGAAAAGAGATTAAGCTTTCACAAAAGTTTATTTATCTTAATATGAAAAAGATTAGTGGACTATGGAGCATACAAGGAGATTATTTAAGAAATGGACTTAAAAGCCTTGCTGATTATGGCGCTTGTTTAGAAACGACTTTCCCAGACATAAAACGAAGTTCTTGGAATGAATATATAAAAGATAAACCATCGTCTGCGGCATATGAAGAAGGAAAGATATATAAAATAAAATCATATTGGAGTGTTGGAAGAACTTTAGGGCAAATTAGATCTGCGATACATCAAAATAGTCGTCCAGTAGCATTGGGAATGGCATGGTATTCATCTCTTAATAGACCAGACAAAGATGGACGATTAGCATTGCCAAGTGGTAATTCTTCTGGTGGACATGCGATAGCCTGTATTGGTTGGGACGATGAAAAGCTATGGTTTAGAAATAGTTGGGGTACTCAATATGGAGATAATGGATATTTTTATATGCCATTTTCTGATTTTGACAAATATTCGCCATGGAATGCGTGGGTAGCCCTCGACATTATCGCGCCTAAGACACAGACAAAAGAGGGATGGGTGGCTGACAAATGGTTAAAAAATGAATTGAAGAAAGGGGATGTAGCACATACAATGACAAAGTTGAATTTTCGGGATGCTCCTTGGGGGAATAAAATAGATACCTTAGATACTGGAGAAGAATTAGAAATTTTAGGAGAAAAGAAATCAACAACAAATCTTGTATGGCAAAAAGTAAAAAGATTAAAATAAAAAGGTCGTTATTAAATTAATATAAAGCCATGAATTTAAAAGTAGAAATTTATCCTTATGTGATAGGAATAGTAATAATTATTCTAACTATATTTTTTGGATTAGGGAATATTCCATATGAAACATTCTGGACTATTGTTTTAGCATTGCTTGGGGTTCAGGGTGCGACTATATATGGAAGCGTGAATAAGAGAATAGGAACGATGGAACGAAATATGGGAATAGGCATCGATAAGAGCACCGAAACACCAGAAGGGTAGTATTCATCCATTTGAGCAATAAAATCTCTTAAATGGACGATATGTGGACTCTACGGGTGTTGTGGGACGGATTAAAGGTCGCTTATATATTAATAAACTAAATTAATAACATGAACGAAGAAGAAAATACAGAAGAAACAACCGAGGAAACAACTGAAGAAGCAACCGAAGAAACGCCTGCAGAGACGACAGAAGAAACAACTGAAGAAACAACCGAAACGCCAGATAGCGATTTAAAATTATCCGATGATGACGATGACGAAGATGAAAAGGAAGAAGAAGATGAAAAGGAAGATGATGACGATGATGATGACGACGACGAGCTTTAAAAATATAAATTTTTAATTTAATCCGCTCAGATTTAAAATCCATTATTTATAGTGGAGTACGCGAAGATAGGTTATATACGATGATTTATTCTTACGAAACGGAGTCTTGGCGGATATAATGGGCTGGCATGTTCCAAGGCGGCGAAAATCTTTTGCATAGATTTTGGGAGAGTTCGATTCTCTCTCGGTCCACTATAAATAAAATTATGGAAAAAGAAATAACAATAAGATGTAAATGTGGCGACCATAGGTTTTTAACTTTATGGAAAGATGAAGAATTTTTTGGTGATGGATGGGAATTAGCATATTCAAGACATTATTTACCATTATGGAATAGAATAAAATATGCTGTTAAATTAGTATTCATGCCTTATTCGTTAGAAGGAGCAGAGCAGTTTTTAATTAGCGACAAAGACATGAAAAGAATAATTAAAATGGTTCAAAAAGCTTATAATTAACATAAAATCATGGAGAACACAACATCGTCAGGATTAGGATTTACTGGAGCATTAACAATAGCATTTATAGTTCTAAAATTAGTAGGAGTAATAAGTTGGTCGTGGTTATGGGTATTGTCACCAATATGGATTTCGCTTGCTCTGGTAATTTTTATTCTTATATTTATTTTGTTTGTTATGGTAATAACAGCTTTTTTAAAAAGTCTAGATAAAACTAAAAAATAAACTTAATTAATCATTATGAAATTTGTATCATTAAACAGATTTTCATGAATAACGAAGAACCACCACTTCACAAAGACCCTTGGTTTTGGATTACGATGCTTTTTATTTTAATAGTATTCGGATTCGCGATTTGGAATAATCTACGACCAAGAGAAACAGAACTACAAAATTATATCCCAGGAGGGGAGAGTATGGTGAGGCAGATTATACCGCACTATATCCCAAAGTTTCAGTATTCTGTTTTGGCAAGTATCAGCGGATACAATGCGACAGTAGAACAATGTGACAGCACACCATTTATAATGGCAAGTGGCAAACGAGTGTATGAGGGTGCGATAGCAAACAACTGCTTGGAATTCGGCACAAAAGTAAAGATAGGAGAGGATTGGTATGTAGTTGAGGATAGAATGAACAAGAGATACAACGATTGTAGATATTTCGATATTTTCTTCTGGTCGGAAGAAGAAGCAAAACAATGGGGTAGGCGAACAATTAAAATAGAGGTTCACAAATGAAAAAGAAAAAGAAAACAATAGAAAAATGGGAAAAAGATTGGGATAAGATATTTAAGTCATTGCTAAGTAAAGAAACGGCGGTTAGCGGTTGTGGTGTTAATCTGAATATGAATGATTATGCTAAGCAGTTTATTAGAGGATTGGTTTATAAAAAGACAAAAGATTTGTTTGATAGACATAATTTATTGGCATTATCTTTTGAT